CCTCTGAGAAGGCTGAACGCCCTGCTCTGTGGGTATGACCTGAGATGACATTCTTACCATGCCTACGAGCCGCTTCTAGGGCTGATAAGCCCCCATGTGGTTTGATCGGTGTGTGATCTCCATGTACTGCAATCCAGTTAGGCGCGATAGGCATAGGATTCTTGTGGAAGGTAATGCCTAACTCATCAAAGCGCATAAACTTCTCAAAGCGCAGCTCAGGTAATGCTCCGAAGGCTGGCACTTTAGCCATGATGACATTGTAAAGCCGATCGGTGTGGTTAGACCTGATGCAGTCTGTGACACCTAACTCCCAGAGCAGCTGAACAGCCTCGTTACGGTCATCATCTAGGGTCTGGGCATAAGAGCCCATGCGCCCCTCTTCCCACTTGCTTATCTGGGGAAGGTCAATCTCATCGCCTATTGTTACTACCTGATCTGGCTTAAAGGCTTTGATAAAGCTAGCAAGGTTGCGTGTGGCAACCCTGTCATGGTACGGAACTTGCAAATCCGATACTACGACTATTCGCTTAATCGTCATCCTCGTCATCGTAATCGCCTAGCTGCTCAGGCGGTACTCCGTCAGGCAAGATCCAATGAGGATAGGCCTGAGGCTCTGTAATCATAAACATGGCTATGTCCTCTGGGAAACCTGCGCGCTTTAACGATAGAAAGTACTCATAAAGCCCAATGCAGTAAGCATCAAGCTTTGAGTAGCCTTGCTCCTCTAGTGCCTTAGTTGCTTTTCTTGCCATAGCACAATGCTACCTGTCGAGCAAGATGTTATAGATCTCATCGACTCGCGTGTTGAGTCGTTTGATCTCAGACAAGAGGTGGGTAATGACATAGCCAGACAAGCCGCCAACGATGGCGAGTGTTGCTATGTAGAGGGTAAAGAAATCCGATTGTGTCATGGCGCACCAACTCCATAATCTTTAGAGTTTTTGCTAGCCCACTTGGTTAGAGGCGCAGCTACAGCACCGATCACGACTGCATACTGTGGAGACATGTCGGTAAGCAAGGCCACTCCCATGGTCACAGCTGAGGCTAAGACGGCTAGGCCGTAGTCTTTCAATGCCCTCTTTTGTTTGTTGCTTATCTTAATCATTATTCTCCGCCTAACATAGATACTTGATAAAACTGACCCAGTAGGTCAGCTTCTTTTTTAAAGCTGAAGTGTGCGTGTTTGGTGTGTGGGTTAGCCCCTTTGTACTTTCTCCACTTCCATCCAAGGATGGGTGAGCAGATTCTTTTGTCAAAAATAATGTAACTAATGCGCTTTTCTTGTTTGCTCTTACAGGCTCGACGAATCTGATCAACAAGATCGGGCATGATGTCAGGCTTTGAGTCTGGGAATAGACCAGCTGATACATCGATGGCACGAACCCAACCCGCCTCATCTGGATTATGATCAGACTTGCGAGCAGCGTGTCGGGTATCACCGATCCAACCATCCGATGCGCGGTCACGATCTGGGAACGAGTCATCAATCTGCTCTCTTAGCTGAACAGCAGCCTTAGATAGTTTCGGCTTCATCGACTACAATCGGTGTGGATTGTTCCGCTTGCTGCTTGTCGTATAAGTCTTTAGGCATTGAGGTAAAACCATCGTCTCCTCGGTCAATTCTGACATAAACGATTTCGCTACCATCTGCAAAAACTTCTGTGTATTCTGTTATGTTCATTTTTATAACTCCGCACTAAATCCGACATAAGAGGTTGTTCCATTTGCTTGTGCAAAATAAGGACGATACTGAGTCAAGCCTGATGCAACAGTAAAGTCCACATTTGCCACATCTGGAGTTGAGGTTGCCGCCACTAAGGAGGCTGCTGTTGAAGCGTAACCAGTTACTCCGTCTGCGACATTGATAGCGTTATAATCTAAAGTTGTTGGAGTAATTCTCATTGTTCCCGTGTAAAAACTAGCGGTGATTTTAGTTGTGCTAAACGCACTTCCGAAACCTAAATAAGAGGATGAACCGCCCGCGTTAAATCTGCGATAGTACCTTTGGCAAGCGGCAAGTTCTCCTTGGATTGTTCCAGTTGCAGTTTGGAATGGAGTTGCCTTTGATCCGTATTCTACCTGAACGCCCCATATGTCAAAGGTGTTCGATTGAATTCCAAGTGAACCTGATTTCGCATTATTATCTGTTCCAGCAGAAAGTATAAATAATGCTAATAAATAATCATTATTATTTGTTCCAAGTGTTTTGCCACTAATTGAGGCCACCGACCCAGTTACAGAATACCTAGCCCAAGAAGTTGATAAAGTAGTTTGACCCAAATAGTTATCAACAAGGCTAGAAGGACTGCCACCTGTACCAAATTGCTGTTCTAAATTGACGGCAATTTTTGGTGTGCCACTTGCAGCCTTAGCCCAAAAAGATACACTTACAGTTTCATTAGCAAAGGTTCTTACGCTTTCGATTGGTTGGCGTAAAGTGGTCAGCACATTGGTTTGTGTTTGTCCTGTTGTAACGACTCGCGCAAATGTTTTGCCTTCGTATCCTGCAACTGGCGCAGTACCTGGTGTAAAAGTTTCAGGCGTATAGGTAACAGTTCCAAAGTTGCCAACATTACCTAAAGCCCACCTATCAAAACCATACTGGGCTGCAGTTGTAATGCTGGTAAAGGCTCTTTGGTTGATATAGAAGTCACCATTGATAATCTTATTCTTAGCAGCTTGACCATAGCCGACATTCCATACAGAGGTGTCAATGGCATCGCCTAATGCGCGGATGTCCTGTGCGCCATTTTTTACAAGGCTTGAGTTATCTGGCTCTGGCCAGCCATATTCAGGTGATAGTGCCATTAGGTTAAAGCTCCTGTCGCGTTAGTCCAAGTTAGTATAGCATTTACGCCATCCCAATCTAATGAGGCTGGCAATACTGTTTCCCATTGTGTGGTAGATAGTGAGAAGTCTGTCGCTGAGATAAACAGCGTAATCTCTGTAAAACTAGGAGTAGCGCGTAGGGCTACATTCTCGACAAAACCATCAAATTGACCATCAAGCAAGTTGCTAGGCAGGTTAGTGATCAGCACAGGTTCACCAAAAAAGACGGCAATAAGGTCATTACGCATAGCATCTGGCATATCTGGATTGTCTAAGCGGAAGGTAATTGCACCTAATGACCCGCGTGGATTCTTACGCAACGCAAGCTCTCTAGTGGCGATGTCTGTGATGTCTGTCAGGGTCTTAATGTTAGAGTCAAAGGATCTTTCGAAGAGTCCAAAAGAGGCTATAGAGTCTGCATCGGATGTGCTAAAGGTGCTGCCGTATGAGGTGGCATAGCGATAGATAAGGCTGTTACGGATGCGAGCAATCTGAGTTGTGGAGCTGATAGAGGTTGGTGTTGCATACGCGCCATCGATGCTAGTAAAGCCGTTAGCTGCAAGGTAGTTAGATCGGTGATCTGCATCGTCATAGGAGACTTTCCCGTCGTTATCCTCGTGAATCTGGCCTAGGGCTGAGTTAGCGATCTGATCTACAAGACTCTGAGATCTGGCTGAAGCGTTAGCGGCTAGTGCAATCATCGTGTAGAAGCCTGTGTCAATAGTGCCAATGTAGGACTCAGCATCTTCCCATGTAACTGTTGCAGGGTAGGTATCCCATGTGACAGTAGGTGTCACCTCTGCCCATGACAGGTTAAGAGCTGCGCCTAGAATGTCTGCGATCTGCTCGCCATCTAACTCCTCAATAAGAGCTGTGTTATAAATAGCCTTAGTGAGCCTTGCTAGTGATCCGATGCCTAAGATTGTGCCAGTAGTTATAAACCCTGACTCCTCTGGGCTACGCACTCCAATGTTAAAGTCTGATACTTCTCCGCCAAAGACTGTGACATAAGTGCCGCTAGAGTTTTTAAGTTCTAAGGTGATTGGCTCTGTGACATTGACTGTAAAGGCTGCCCCAGTAGTGTTGATGATCTCTACTCGGCAGTAACCTGCGGAGCATTGACGATCAATGTCTAAGCGACCGGAAGCATAGGAAACAGAGGTGACAGTTGTATAAACATCATCACCAACTGTCACACGCCATTCTGGAAGCCATGTCATGCGATATTCAACAACCCGCTTGTAAGTGTGCCTCTGGCATTAGCCTCGCGTAACAGATTCTCAATAGCCTCTGCGATAGCGTTAGGATCTCCCACGCCAGCGTTGACAGTAATGTTGTAATTAGCCGCTGCCTGTGCTGCATAGCGCGCCCCGCTAACTGCGCTTCCAAAGTCTGCTCCGCCTAACATTCCTGCAACTATTGATGAGGTTGCAGCTGAGCCTATGTCTACGGTAGCAATCGAGGAAGAAGCGGCAAGGATTGCTGTACCAGCTGCTACAAGAGCATCTGTTGCATCTGCTATGGCATTTGCTCTCTCACTTGCTGCATCGCCATACTCTTCAACTGCTGCTAACTCTGCTGCTGTGACAGATGTAAATCTAATATCAACTGGCGGAATAATGTCTGTTGCTTCGACTGCCGCTGCAACTGCTGCTGCCGCTGCTGCAGGTGGAATTACTGGAACTGTTGCTGAACCACCGCCACCAGCACCTGCACCACCACCAGTATAACCACCAGCTCCTTTTCCACCATAGCCTGTTCCCGCTGCGTTAATAGATCCATTCATGCCAGCCAATAGGATAAGCATCTGTCGAATCTTAGCAAGAGCTAGATCTAGGTTGGCCTGATCTATTAGATCTTTAGGCTTAAGCGTATCTAGGATTGTTTTGATGTCTGAGAGCTTGATGCTCTGACCCGACAGAGTGCCTAAGATTGCTAGATCTGCATTAAGTTTCTTGGTTGCAGCGATAATGGCTGCCTCATCTTTAGAGGCGATTGCATCATCTAGAGCAAGGATTGACTTCTTGACATTTAAGCGAGCGACATCTTGGGTGATCGCTAAGACCTGCGCTGCGTTTGTGGCCTTGCCTAGTGCCTCTGCCTGACCTGTGAGAGCTGCTGCGATCTGGATCTTGTCCATGTCAAAGATCTCTTCGCCCTTACCCAGAGCAAGGTTAGCCTTGTCGACTGCGTTCTGTAGTCGTTTAGCCTTTAGCTGTGCAGCGGTCTCTTTTGTAAGAATCTTTGATTGAGCAGTTATTTTCTTACTCACCGCAAATTGGTTTTGTAAAGACTTTAAGTGAGCGTTATCCGAGGACTTTTGGATAGAGGCTTGCTTTCCAGTTGCTCGAAGGATTTCAAGGTAAGTGCCAAGAATAGGAATCATTCCTACATTCAAGCTACCAATGATAGGAATGTTCTTTAAGGCTGAGGTTAGTTTTCCAATGCCCCTTGTAACATCGGCAACATAGAAAGCGACTGCTTGCATATTATCGGCAAGAGTTTCAACGCTTGTATCTTCGCCAATAGATTTAAGAGCATCTAGTAAGCCTGTGCCAATAATGACTTTAACATCATCAGCTGCATTACCCAGTTTCTGCATCTGACCAGTTGGAGTATTAGCCAGGTTCTTATTAAAATCTTGATAAGTTGAGTTAAGCACCTTGACAAGAGCTGCTGCTCTTTCTGTCTCTGTGCCTTCCTTGATCGTTTTCTTTGTTACATCATCGAGGACGAAGCCCACCTTAGTAAGGGATGCAAAGTTACCATTGAGGGCTTGCGCTAGTCCGTTAGTCATGGACTTAAACTCTGAGGCCGAAGCTGCTGCACCTTTCTCGGCTGTTACATAATCAAGGATGGCCGGAGTAAGTTGCTTGATCGTGTCGATCTGTAAATTGAAAGTTGCTAGTTGAGATTGTGTCTGGGTTATGTTTCCAGCAGAGACAACGCCTATCTTTTCTAAGGCTGTGGCTTGCTCGTTAAGAGCCTGAACCTGTGCATCGGTAGCCCCGACTGTGACCTTTACAAGGTTGGCTAGTCGTTCCTGTTGTGACTGTGCCTCTAGTGCGGCCTTAACAGATGCTTTACCAAAAGCAATAATCTGAGCAGTACCAAAGCCAAGACCGACCGCAGCAGCGAGTTTCTTAACATTCTTGGTGAGTTTCTCTGTCGAAGTCTCGGCTTGCTTAAATGCTTTATTGCCTGTGAACTCGGCTGCAATATCGATAACTATGTTAGACATAAGTTACACCTTCGCTCTAGCATTAAGTTTATCGGCTGCTGTACTAATAGCCTTGAGGACTGCTTCTCTGGCCTTGCCATTGTTTTCCTCGTATGCACGAAACAAGGCTCGACCTTCCATCTTGTCCTTGCCCTTCATCTGACCTGCATACTTGTTATTCTGATTCTGAACGAATCGACTGTTAGGAGTCTTACGCCCCATAGTTTCATAAATAGCACCGGCAGCAGTTTTATTAAATACGCGAGCAAGAGATCTAAAGCCTCTGCGATTAGGCTTGGAAGGTGTGGTCTTATAACCTATACCAGATTTAGCAAGGCGAGCTGTGTAGGTAGGAAACCTAGCCTCTGACATAGCGCGAGGTCTCCAGCCACTCAGGACTTGACCATCATCGGGCAAGTAGCCTCTAGCATCTTTAGTAATTGGCTTGAGAGCTGCTGCAACTTCTTTAGGTAATGCCTTAGCAAGATCAGGACTAAACTTGCGAAGAGACTTCCTAAGAGCGACCGCGCCTTTTACTGTTGCTGGCATCTCTCACCTCTTTCGCTTCATCCTTGAGCCCTTGCACTAATGCATCGAGCATATTCTTATCTAAATCTAATAAGTGCTGTGGCGCGATCCCTAACCTAATGCTTAGCCTAGCGATTAGGTAGGTGAACGGAAGATCGCGCTTTAAGCTAAAGGGTCTGAGTCCTCGACAGTTACGCTCTTTAGCGTTTCTATAAAGTCAATCCCGAAAGGCTTAACAGTTTCACCTGACCTGCGTGTTATTTCCCATGCTAACCAATAGACATCGCTCTGCTTTTCTTCATCGCGAAACGCCTTA